AGCAGCTAGGACACCAGTTCCACGATTGGAGATTCATCCCTACTACTGTCGCCATTAAGATGGTAATGGCAAAACTGAGAGGCTGATATGGCATTAACGAAAGCACATAGCAGAATGCTGGAAAACATAGTTTCTGCTGTAAACGTCAAAGATTATGGGGCTAAAGGTGATGGCGTCACGGATGATACAACTGCCATTCAAAACGCAAACAATACTGGTAAACAATTATTTTTTGATGGCTCCTTTAAGGTTAATACTCCAATTGTTTTGAGTAAAAAGCCAATTGTTGCCGATGGCGCATTTTCTATTACAGATTGTATTTCGGGAGTTCCATTTTCAAGCAATGGCACAACTCCAGATGAAATTTCTTTCATTCAAAAAACTCCGCAAACTGGATTGATGTCTGCTCCGCAGATGATTGATATCAATATAGCAAACAATGAATTGACATCTATGAGCAATTCATCAACCAGCAGTGACTCATTTGGCACCTATTATCTATTAGATTCAGCCAACACCAGCAGATCGAATGAAATAGATATTACAAATACAGAAGGCTTTTATATTAGAGTTGGCTATAACGGAAGACATATTCCAAGACTTATTGTTGAGTACAAGGACTCTGGAAGCTCATATCTTTCAACAACAAGGATAAATTGGTATGGCTCTGGCGCAGAGGATCAATCTATCCCTACTGATAAAATTGTTTATGCAGTAGCGTATGTGCCTCAATCATTAATAAACACCTCTGCGGCTAAGTTTCAATTTGCAGTAGAAACGGCAGACTTTTCTCCAACAACAAACAAGGGTGATGTAAAGATTTATCATTTAGACATCATCGAAAAAAATGAGATTGTAAATTACAAAGCAAACGGATCTTTTGGATTGCCGTTAAAAGGAGTAAGCAAGCAATCAATTCAAAACCAAATATCTTGGCTTAATAATTCACTTACATTTGCTGAAATCCAACAAGACTTAAAGAACCAAGCGGAATTTTATAAGGCGTCTGGCGTAAGGATTCAACTGCATTTAGATGCGGGAATGAATAAATCGTCTGATATTTATAGTGGTAGCTTTACTGAAAATTGCACAAAAAATTTAAAGCGATTTTTTATTGCTTGCAATGTACTTGGTCTGTCTGCCGTTGTTTGTGTTTTTGGCCCTCAATATCAGGCGAGCTTTTCGTACACTATGGATCACGATGCACAAACAAACTCATCCAAAAGAGATGGTTATGTAAGTGCACTCGAAGATTTAATCGATTTAATTGATGACTTTGAAAGCGTCAAGGCTTATGACTTAGTAAATGAGGCGGCATATATGCTGTCTGATGACTCATCGACAACATATACATATGAGCAACACGCAACACTTATGGACGCACTTGCTACTGCCGCGAGGGCTGTTACTAAAAAGCCTATAATTTATAGCATGGCTGATGGTTACCACGGCAGTCAGGGATGGTTTTATTTAGATGCTGATTTATATGACTGCATAGATCAACATGGATATTTTGAGCCTTACAGAAATTACATTGGCAGAAGCCTTGACAAGGTAAGGATTGTTGGAGAGCTAGGCCCATCTAGCGGCGCTTCAACCGAAACGCAAAAAATAGGCGAAACTAGAGAAGGTTTCGTTTTGGGTAAAAACAATTCGTGTGCTGTTTATTTTTGGGAAAGAAGCGGTCGGTATTATTCTTCTGGATCGGTAGTAACCGCAAGCGCTGGCGCATCTTCAGCTTACGCAAATTTGATATAGGTATTGATTATGACTATTAAACACTTAGGTGGGATTTTTGGAAGAAATCCAGAATTTAATGACGTAACAATTGAAAACGATTTGATTGTTGATTCAGATACGCTTGTTGTGGATTCTGCAAATAATCGTGTTGGCATTAGGCAAGATACCCCCACACAAACATTGCACGTTTTTGATAGATCTAGCGTAAACAGCTCTTCAGATATAGATATTGCAAATTTCATGTCTAATACTGCTGGGCTTGGAGGAACAGGATTTAAGTCTGGAATTAGAATTCAGCAATCTGGAGACTCAGACAAGGCAGTTAGAATTACGTCGATTCAAGAGTCAGACTATTCAAACCTAATCAGCATGGGTTTTGAGGTGTCTAATTCTGGTGCTTCTGCACCATACGAAGCCTTTAGAGTAGATTATTCTGGGAACATATTGCTTGGCGGTACTCAAATACCAACATCGTCATCTGGTAATTTGGTGATGTTCAATGGTGCCGCACCAAGCGCAAGCGTAACAAACGGCATTGTTCTTTATGCTGAAGATGTATCGGCGAGCTCCGAGTTAAAAGTAAGAGATGAGGCAGGTAACGTCACTACGCTTTCACCTCACAACTTTGAGTTGATTCCAGAAGGGCCGTCCGAAGATATGGCATGGTCTTATTATTCAGAGAAAGATGGCAAGCGCATTAACGTAGATATGTTGAAGGCCATACGTGTGCTTGAGAAAATGAGCGGCGAACAATTAGTTTATGAGGATTAAACCATGTCAAGCGAAGTATTAAAGACCATTACAGCCGAGAACACATTCAGCGATAATTTAGTCATACAGGGTTACTTTAACCTTTCTATCACTGGTATCGCTGGCGGCACTATCGTTACAGTTCAGCGTCAATCAGGCGTAGACTTAAAGGTATATAAAGATGTTGATACCTTTTCATCGGATATTGAGACGTATGGCTATGAGCCAGAAGCCATTCGGTATAAAATTGGCGTCAAGACGGGCGACTTTGGTTCAGGCACCTGCAAAGTACGCCTGGGACTGATTGGCCGGGGCCATGGCACTACTACTCCGATTCGATGATATGGACGATCAAGCGGTACGACTTAACAGGATCGAAGGCAAGCTAGATAAACTAGCTGAAGCCATGACCATGATCGCTCGAGTTGATGAAAAGATCGTTGCCAGCCAGGCGCGCACTGATCGTCTTGAGTACCGTCTTGATGAGCAAGAGTCGGACATCGATCAACTGAAATCTATTGTCGGATATAATGCGCAAAGCGTCAGAGTAGCCGAACGCTTTGTCTGGATTCTTATATCGTCGATGATTGGGTTAGTGACTTACTACCTCAAGGTATAGCTATGATCCAGCTTTTAGCGGCACTGCTACCTGATGCACTTAAAATCCTCGATGACTATATACCGGATAGAGATGCTGCACAGAAAGCTAGAGATCAAATCAACGCGCGCCTGGTCGATGCCGCTACTCAGGCAAACTTGGCGCAAATCGAAACCAATAAAACAGAAGCACAACACCGTAGCGTCTGGGTTGCCGGATGGCGTCCTGCTATCGGTTGGTCATGTGCTGCTGGCTTTTGTTATACCTTTCTGGGTTATCCTATTTTATCTTGGCTAGGCGGCATTCTAGGCTGGCCTGTACTACCACAGATAAATACTGATATCCTGCTTGAGATGACCTTCGCAATGTTGGGCATGGCGGGTCTTCGCACCTATGAAAAAATGAAAGGCGTCACTCGATGAGACAGAGCACGATGCGTAAGTTTAAGCCGGTAGCCAAGAAAGACGGCGTGCCGGTCAAGTACACCAAAGGCGCTAAAGATCCCGAAGCAAGACGTAAAGAGATCAAGCGCACCGCAGAGCGTTATCGCAAAGGCTTACTGACTAAAGCAGAAATGGATCGAATATCACGGGAGCGTAGTCGTGGCTGAGTTCAAAGGCACTAGCACTGGGGGCTTCAGCCCCAGCATTCTAAAGAAAGTTTACAAGCGCGGCCTCGGGGCTTACTACTCCAGCGGCAGCCGGCCTAAAGTTTCGGCACACCAGTGGGCTATGGGTCGTGTAAAATCCTTTGTAAGTGGTAAAGGGGGCGCTCGCAAGGCTGATAAAGACCTGCTGAGCAAGAACAAAAAATCATGAATATTCAAAAACTGATCGAGCAGCTAAAGCGGCATGAAGGCTTGCGCCTGTATGTTTATGACGACGCTAACGGCAGGGAAGTCACGCAAGGTTACAGACTCCAAGGCCACCCTACGATTGGCGTGGGTCGGTTGCTCACTCATGGTCGAGGACTATCGACTATCGAAGTAGAGATGCTGCTAGAAAATGACATCGAGGTGGTGGTTGACGAGCTAAACAGAAACGCTCCTTGGTGGAATGAGCTGTGCGAAGCTCGCAAAGCGGTCATGGTCAATCTATGCTTTAACCTGGGATGGCCCAGGCTATCGCTGTTTGAGAACATGCTAGATGCCACAGAGAAGGGCAACTGGGATCGTGCGGCTGACGAGTTAATGGATAGCAAGTGGTTTAGCCAAGTTGGATTACGTGGGCTGGAGTTGGTAGAGCAGCTCAGAACAGGGGCGTGGCAAGACTAAGGTGATACTATGGCACCGCAATACAGTGAAGAAGAGTTAATAGAAGCCTACGAAGTTTACAAGGCAGCAGGAAGTTTTCGCAAAGCAGCCGAAGAGCTGGGCATTGACAAAAACACCGTCTCCAAAAGAGTCAGGAAATTCGAAGAAGCAAGAGATGCTCAGGACACTGAGGATACCTACGAGATTCCTGACCTACCCACCGAAGAAGTACCCACCGAAGAGCTGATAGACCGGATGACCCGAGGGTTTGAACGTCGCAAACGAGCTAAAGAAGCCAGGAGATGGATCAATGTTAAGGTTGACACTGACAAACCTATTGGGCTTGCTTTTCTGGGTGACCCTCATATTGATGACTCTGGTTGCGATTGGGCTACCTTACGCCATCATCTTGACATCATTAAGAATACTCGCGGCATGCGAGGCTGCTCGCTCGGGGACGAAATCAATAACTGGGTTGGAAGACTTTCTAGGCTTTATGCGGAGCAAGAAACAACAGCCGCACAAGGATGGCAGTTAGTTGAATGGCTCATCGAGGAGATGGACCCGCTGTTACTGATTGCCGGTAACCATGATATGTGGTCTGGCTCTGGCGACCCAGTGCAATGGATGAAGGCACCGCATCATCTTTACGAGAAGTGGTCTGCTAGGGTGCAGCTACAGTTCAGCAACGGTAAAGAGTGCCGTATT